TAACTTGAAAATTTCTTAAATAGCCTTTATATCCGCTAGGTATTGTGTAAGCCCCAACTCTTGTTTGATTCGTTCCAGGCTGCATATAGAAAAACGCAGTAGCAGTAGATCCAGATTTATGACACGTAATCGTTGCAGCATTAAATGCTGTATTTGCTCCGTTCGCACTTCTAACGCCCAATCCCCTGAATATTCTAAGATATTGTGAAGCACTTGTTTTTGCAGACAATCCAGTAAGGGTTAAATCCTCCTGCTGTAGATTTCCATTCAGATCCAAACCAAAAAGAGTAAGTACTTCTAGTCCAGATCCTCCTGCGGCGTCATTTGCACTGGCACTAGATACGACCGCATAACCACCACTAGCAGGAAATCCTGTATAGGTTCCACCTCCTTCCCAAATATCCTCCTCGGCGGCGCCATCAAAATCTGAGTTTCTTCCAAACTTATTGACAATGGAATAACCTAGATATTTACCATTAGCGATATCAATCTCATCCGATATACACCGCGTAATAACTGCATCCGAATCTTGTGAAACAGTTGAATTGAGTGCGCTTGTTAAAATATTTTGATGTCCTATGAGTGTCTGTGCGCGTAGAAAAGTCTGATTACTGGCACTAATATTATCAATCAATAATCGGTAATAACGTCTTGTAATTGATAAGCGATGGACCTCATTGGTGTTAGGTTCCACCGAAAAAGAAAGACTGGAATCAACATTAGTCTTATCGGGGCTAAATTGCATCTTCGCGGTGCAGGTTGTATCTGTGAGCACAGCCATCATAACTGATCCGAAGCCAGATACGTCTATCCAATCACCTGTATAGGTTGAACTTGCATTTAAAGGTATATCAGTTGATGTTCCAGCTAAATATGCACCATCCGAAGGTGTCCATTCAGGCATAAAAGTTATCCCCTATTGTTTAGAAAATCCGTCACCCTTGTTTTCCTCAATAAACTCATCAGGCGACATGCCGTCAATTTCATCAGTTGGTTTAAAGTCCTCATACTTAGTTATCGGAATAAGAAGACTACGGCAGTTAAAATGCATAGGAGGAATAGGTTGATCACCTTCTTTGAAGAACTTACCATCGAGTCCCAAACAGATATCCGATGTTCTACTATCAAGAATTGCACTATATTGGTATCCCTGGACAATTCCCGATTCCTCAAAAAATTGCTGTCTACCACGGTTAAATACTTCGGTCGTCTTGGTCCTTGAGTATCGTTCAACTGATTCTTCTCCGTAACTTACTATTTCTTCTTTTACTTGGTTCAAAACCACTGAAAGCGGCGTTCCATCTTTAATGGCTTGCCGGAGCAAGACAGCGGTTTTTTGTCTAATTTTATATTCCCATTCACCAATATACTGGAAAGTTTCAGCTTCCAGGTTGGTGAGAAACTGATCGGTTGGAACAGGTAGTGCAAAGTTCCCCTTAATCAATTCTTTTTGTCCACTGGCTTGCCCCGACTTAAAGCCCTCTCTCAAATCACCCTTCAAAATCTTTTTTAACTGACCAAGTTTTTTAACCGACAGTGCGTCTATTTTAGATACATCTTGATTTTTAATAATAGATTTGCGTTCAATTTGTTTAGCCATATCAGCGGCTATTTCCTCAATGAGAGGCTTTACCTTGTCCATAGTGGTGCTAGTTGCTGCATTGAGTTGTGCTTCGATAGCTTTAAAGTCAGTGCGCTTATGATAATTCCCGGGGGGGAGCTTGTAGCACTTGGCATAGTTGCTTTTGAACTTGCCCATTTTTTCCATGTCTTCTTCCAGCTGCTCATCAATATCCGAACCAGCTTCTGCATCTGCTTCCTGTTCATCGGATTCTTCTGGTAACCCCTCATTCTCTCCTTCTTCACCGTCCATGGAGGGGTTATTAGGATTATTACCGGGTGGGGGTGCAGGTTGTGGTTGCTCAACTTCGCCTTCAGGGAACTTCACTAGTTTTCTAAAGTGATTTACTTCGTCATCATTTGGAATAAAGGCTTTACCATTAACGGCTTTCAACCAAACGTCGGCAAGTGCTAGTGCATCTTCATCTGATATTGGTTTGAATCTAAACTTTGGCGGATTCTCTACGTCACCAAAATTAAACATAATAATGGGCTTTACTAAGTGCCTATTAATAAGTGTTTCAAGTGTTTTTCTGCGGCGTTGGATGTGTTTAAAAAACAAACCCATTTGTTCTTTGCCTAATGAAAATGAGCCACCTGAAGTTTCAGAGCCACCAAATCCCACTAGATCAGGAATAAACAAAGAACGACTAATAAACATATTAAAGAGATTAATCGCCTTTGTATAAATTTCCCCATTGTTTTTAGCTTCCAGAAATTCAATTCCAATCGAATCAGGAATAACCATAGCCGTTTTTGTTTGCAGTTTTTTCAAGCTATTGAACAATGCTTCAACTGATTCGTCTGGTGTGTTTGGTCCGTATTTACCAACTGGTGTGGCACTAGCGGCCTTTTCCATGTAAATAGCTTTAAACTTAATAATCTGCTTTTTAATAACCCATGCCGCATAACACGCTCGCAAATCGCTTCTTCCATATACGTTTTGAAAGCGCGGGCGGTTAACATAGTGTATGAGCGACGCATGGTTTTTAATTTCAATATCACCCTGCGTTGCACCACCGCGTTGCATGTATTTTTCAATATTGCCGTATTTATCCTGGTAAAATAACCAAGTATTTGGATGACGTGTTCTCAAATCACCATAACAAAGCGATCCGTCTTCGGCCTTTGCAAAAATCTTTTCGCTAACAGAGAAACCAAACTCATAGGCAGTTAAAAGCTCCTCCAATTTATCTTCAAAAGGCACGGGTGGCCTGTCAATAAAACTATACTCAAGGTTTTGAATGATCTCTTCCTGTCCCTCATCACCTGGAACAAATTCGAAACCACTACCTAATACCAAGTCTTTTTTTAACTGCATTGACACGTCAACTTGGTCGTCGTTCATCATTTCTTCATAGGTAGAATAATCCCCGTCCTTCTGATAAATATCGTCAGGATTGAATGGATGAAACTGTGTCTCAGGGTTATCTGATGAATCCCAAAGAGTTTTTTCTGCTGTGCCTTTAAAATTAAGTGCTTCGTCGATTAAAGCATAAGATTTAGAATTGCCGCCAGTAGGAACTTTTATTTTCAAATCTTCCACAAAGTTTAAATCCTTATCATGCTTTTTAAATCTAAGTACAGAGAGGGACTAACGTTTTGAATCATTTGTAACCCTATAGCTGACGCAATAAAGCAATCGTCATTTTTTCCAGATGCAGCCTCTATTTTCCCATTATTGTTAACTAGCGTCAAACACTCCTGCAAGGTATCTTTATCTATTAACTCAATAGTATGGTTATTGATTGCTTCGCGTAGAGTGTCAATCATTAATGGGCGAGTGACTTTATCGGAAAGCCAACCTTTTTTATCACGCTTCACATTGCCTTTTTCATCTTTGCGTGTGGTCCAGTAAAGGTTTGAATATTTAAGCGTCGAGTCAAGCCAAAGTAACACTGCATGGCCGTGGTTGTTGCGCTCCACTGCAAGCAAAGGTTGTAGTTTACCGGGTGGTGTGTACATGTTTGCTAAATTATTTAGCTGCTTGGCAAAATCTTCCGGCTCAAGCCTATTACTGCGCAACACGGCTACCTGCTTGCGCGCCATCACATCAAACACACTAGCAACTGAATAATCGCCTCCAATTCCTTCAGCCGTATCTGCACCAATACAGTAAACTTTTGTTTTATCCATGGCCTCATAAACTTTAATATCCCCTACTATTTGCACGGGTTCTGGCGCATTATCCCTTTTTGCAGCCAGTAGTTTAGCCATGTCGCCTTTGAAAATGTTTTCTCCAGAGCTCAGGAAACACTCTTGGTCGTTCTCTGGGTATTCCTGCATAAACAACTCGCGCAAATCCTGCTGCTTGGCACGCCTAAATAAAGCCTGTGCACAGTCAAGCCCCAGTGCCTTTTCCTCTTTATTTAATGGAAACTCAGGTGTTTCGATGCGGTAATCAGGGAACTCATACCAGGGGAAAAAGAAGTTTTTGTACCTATCACCTGAAATCCAGGAGTCATAAAAATGATTACCCATGCCATTGGGCGTAGTTTCAAACGTCACAATTCCATTCACGGGTACTGCTTCAAGTGTTGCTCTAATTCGGTCAACATCTGTAAAAGCGGCCTCTGAGATATGTAGCCAATGAATTGTGTCACCCCTGGATTGTAGCCCTACGGAGATTCGCGATTCTATTTGCGGAAAGTAATACTCAAAACGAGAGCCACCACCACGGTCCAGGTCTGGCTTAAAATCATTATGTAGATACTTGTAACCACGCTGCACAATGCGAAATATTTTCTGAATAGATTCGCGGTCATGCGCCATGCAGAACGCGTTCTTGTTTCTATTCCAAATAACAAAGTCCAGCATCCGCAGCATGTAGTTAGTGGTGAACCCTATTTGCCGCGATTTTAAAATTCTTTTGCGCGGGTAGGGGTCTGAGTTGACCACATTTTGCAACGCA